AGGTTGCCCAGATCTAATATACACAGATACCGGCCTTCCTGGTACTCTCAGTTCTCCATAAAGTAAAGGAACCGGATCTCCCTCTTGTATATTTTGCCCTGAGCCATTAAATAAGTAGTTTTCTGGTCCTTCGTCTACTGAAGGGTCTGGAGCCATTAGCTGCTGCATACCTGTCATTGCCAGATTAAGGGCGAGCATTGTTGTGACTTTTCCTGCTGTAGTTGCCATCGCAGCTCCTATCCCTTCCATAGTTGTCATTCCCGGACCTACAAAACTTCCTGCCCCAATCATAGGAAGAACAAAAAAGGCAAGAACAAGTGCTGCAAATATCTTAGCTCCGCCACTCTTTGAGCCTGCAGGAATAGCAGAGATCGTAATGTCTCCTGGCTTGATAGGGAGTAGTAAGTCTTCTTCGTGTTCCTCTGACTTACCCTCTATTTCTAATGTGAATCCGACACCTGCTTCGTGCGCCTCCAAAAGATATTTCTTGAGTGTAGGGTTATTAGCCTCAATACACTTCATAACGTCGCTGTAGGTATCGGCATGTACAGAATGAGTTCGCCCAAATCTGTCTCCAATATCTCCAACTAGATAAACTTTACGCTCCATAGCGATACACTCCACTTATATACTTTACCCAGAAAGGGTATACGTTCTCTCTGCAAGATAGTCTGTTTACTGCATGATGATAAAATATATCATCCCCTAAATACACTCCGCAATGGTTTCCTACATTCGCCATTACTTTAAAAATAAGTAGATCGTTCTCTTTCATAGTCCCGTCCTCTACTTTATGAAAATTCCATGTTTTGATGTAGTCATCAGTGAAATAGTCTAAACCCTTATCCCACCAATCATCTTCGAATAATGCCCTTGTAGGTAGTTGTATCCCTATAGACTTATAATAATCTATGCCTGCCTCTAAACAATCTGTAACCCCAAACTGATAGTCTCTACCCATTAAGGGTTTTTCTTCCTGTACTGGATCAAGTTTAACAAGCTCCATCCCGGGATAGCTAAAGATATAATAAGGGATTTTAAGAGTATTACATTGATCTACATCGCACTTACTCGGTTCAGGGCTTGCATCTGGATGACTGTGTACAATTCCTACTATGTCGCATCTTTGCGCTATCGAAATATACTGCCTAGAGTCTACTATAAAGTCCTCTTCTCCTTCTGCTACGTTATCGCAAGGAAACCACTTTAAGGAGCCTTTAACAACTCCAAGTACCCCACAACCTTCTTTGGGATACCATTTTTCAAAGTGTTGTTCTATCTCTTCTAAAAACTGGATCACTTGTACTTTGTACTCCCTGGATAAGCCCCGAAAGGAAGTACATTAAGTGTGTTTCTATCTCCTCTAGGAGGTTGATCGGCTGTTGCTGAAGCGATGGGTATGGATTGAAATCTGCACTTACACGAAGAGATCTCTTTACCGCATACGTCAGCACGAACCCAATATATAGATCTATTTACTGGAGTTTGGTTTGTAGCAGAAGAGGGCGCTATGTATCTCCATATTGTTTCTTCGTCTAAAGTGGCTCCGTATTTTACGTAATCTCCTGCAACATAGTCAGTTTTTGAACTACTATAATCTGTATATAAATAAACTTCTCTCCACTGATCTTCTTCTACGCCTGGCTCATTATTAATATTCTCTTTCGTTTTAGATACAAATACTTTTAAAGAATGAGTAACATAATCAATAGGTGTATAAGTAGTGGTAGAGGACCAAGCAGGTGCAGTAGTATCAAAAGGTACTAAAGGTATATCGTCTTGCGTAAAATAAAAATGATGGGCTGTAGTAACGCCAGGGCCATCTAAAACTACCATTTCTCCGTTTTTCTTCCAACTACAGGCACCAACAGGATTGCTTTGTGATAAGCCCTGATAAACCCAACTGCAGTACTTACCTACAACTACTCTTCGTGGTAAAGTTATGCCTTCTAAATCAAAAGGAGAGGCTAGTTCAAAACTGATAGATACATTATTCTCTGAACTAATTCTATCAATAATATACTCTCGAATAGGAAACTCTGTAGGTAGTGTGACTGGATTAGTCACGGTATTTTCTTGAGCACCATCTTTTAGAAACTTTCGAAAAGTCTGTCGGCGAACAAGTGTTTTACCAATTAAGTCTTCATTTGTAAGACCTCCAAGAGCATCTTTAAATACACTTGTTACGTTTGCCATGGTAATGGTAGGTCTGGACTGGGCGCCATCTGCTGCGATCTCCATTCCATCAATTAAAATTGGTAGAGCTAAGTAGGTTCTCATGGCGCTACCGTCTCTATCGAGGAACTGTACGTTATCTAAGTCCTCATCGAGGCCTGCATGAAAGTACGCATATGCTCCGTCTATCTCTATTTCAAATAGGGTTACAAGACCGCTATCTACATAATGGCCTTGTACATCTGATGCAATTATATCACTCATTATTCATATACTCTATTAAAAGTTGCAGTACAGCTATAGTATTCACCATAGTCAAATACCTTATTCCACGTGGGACAAACTACTTTAATAGTTGTCTCTCCGCCTTGATTTGTGTCTGGGATTGTAAAGTCAAAAGGTACAACCCCTTTATTAGTGTCGAAAAAGGTTACAATATCGTCAATATCTTCTTTTGTACGAGTGTTGAAAGATAGGCTAAAGGTTTCTTTCAGAGTGTTGATACCGTCTGGTAGTCTTTGCTCATACCCATCTCCAAAAGAAGCTAAACGAACCTTTGGTTGTGTAGCTCTCGATAACATCTTATCGGGAGTTACAAGTGTAACCCCTACTGTAAATCCTATTGCCATTATGCTACTCCATACGGGTTCAATATACCGCCTGATCGTTTCTGTGCTTGTAGTTCTTTTTGTACAGCTTCTGCAATGGCTCCGCCTAACTTATCCATATCAGGGCCAGTACTACCTTCTGTACTGGTTTGTCCACTACTGCTTACATTAACAACTACGTTATTAGTTTGTTGTCCTCCACCCTGCATCTCTACAGGTATTGAGCGTCCGTTTGGAAGAGGTACAACTGCTTCAGTTCCGTGCAATACTGCAGGGTATCCAGCGCCTGGGCCTCTTGCTACTCCACCTGTGGCGTATCCTGAAACCTTCTCTCCGTCTGACATAATGCCGCCTGTTCTTGCTCCTGGTATGCCCATAAAGCCTCCAAATGCAGTGCCTGAAAACATCGAAAAGACCATCTGCTTTGCAATCATTGATGCTAGATCTGCTAAAATAGACATTGCCATACTCGAGAATGCTTGCTTTGCACTTTGAGTGCCTGTAACAATAGCCTGAAATGCTCCGCTCATACTTTGATAAACACTATCGCCTAAATCTTTAAGCCCTGCTGTAAGAGGCTCTAGATCTGCGGCCTTCGTTATTAAGTCCGTGACTACTTGTTTTGCGGCTGTAAGAGCTTCAGTCTGTTCTTCTCCAATAAGTGTTAGCGCGGCGGTGCCTCTCTCAGGGAGGGCTGCCATTATTGTATTGATAGAAGCTAAAACCTTGTCCATTTCAGTAGAGCCGAAAGAATCCGCTCGGGCTAACAGAGCTTTAGCTGCTTCACTGCCTTCAGGCTTTTTTGATGCCTGTAGTCGAAAATCTTGTGCCAAATTTTCTCTTTCAATTTTTAGCTTCTGCATTTCCATCTGTAGAATCTGCATCTTAAACATCTGAATATTATTATCTTCCTCTTGTAGCTTCTTTCTTAAAGCAAAGTCTGCTTTAATATCTGTCTCTGTCTGAGATAAACCTTCGGAAGCTACCGAAGCGGATGCCTTAGCCTGCACGTAAGAAGAGTTCTGGAGTAAGCCTCCAAACCCAGGACCTCGTGATGCGGCTTTAACAGCTCTCGCATTTTCAGCCTTTGTTATTGCCTCTCGTCTCTTTGCAATACTAAGAGACTCTTTATCAAAATCTAAAAGCTGTTTTGAAACATTTACAACTTTCTGGTTGGCTTTTAGATCAAAGAGGTTCATCTCTATTTCTTTTAGTTGCATTTTTACTGAAAGCTCTTTATCTAGGAAACCTTCTTTCTGTCCGAGACCTATAAGTTCTTGTGTAATTCTGTCTAATCTACGCTTCTCACCGTCTGTTATATTGCCATCATTACGCGCTATATTGGCTTGGATAGTACCATACTCTTGTTTTAAACTGACCTGCTTTAAAATAAGACCTGCTTTATTTGCCTCTAAAACGGCCAGGCTTTTTAATACAGGATGCTGCTGATTTTGTGCCTCCGCCATTACTCTACTATGTTTCATTTCTGCCATCTGATTGTTGTGCTTCAGATCATTAATATCTTTTAGAAATTTTATATTGTCTTTTATTAGCTTTATTGACTCTTTATTGGCCAAGGTAAGCTCACCTTCCGTTGCAAGCTTTTTGTCGTAATTCGCTAGTTCTGCATTTAAGTCTTTCATGGCTTTTTCTGCGGTATTTAAAGGAGCTAAGCCTTGCGTAAAGGTGCTCAGAGATTTAGCGCTATTACCGCTTAGAACTGCTATGTTTCCTAGTGCTTGCCCTAACCCGATAGTGTTCTGACGAGCTGCTTCAGTGTCTTCTGCGGAGGCGTTTACATCGTTTAACATCTCTCGATATGTAGTGAAGGCCTTCATCTTTCCGAAACGCTCTTCAAACAAGTCTAAGGCATCCGTTTGCTTAGTAATAAAGGCAAGAGCACTTTCCTGTTCATCGGTAGCGCCTGCTACTCTGCCAGCTCTACGCTTACCTTGAGGTCCCGAAGATCTTAATGAGTCTTTCTGATTTTTTATGTTCTGAGCAATACGAGCATCCTTAAGAGCTTGCTGCATAGCGGCAGGTCCTGCAGATCCTGCAAGATTACCGATTGCTGCGCCGAAGGCTGCACGACCTGCCCCGTCTTCCGTAAGTATCCTCTGAGTTTCGACAAACATCTTGAACTCTTCGTTTAAGTCTTTTATCTTATTTCGATAGTGTTCTGTAGCTTGAGCGGCATCACTCATTGCAGGCTCGGCACCTTTAAATGCGTTGTATATCATAGTACCGGCAGTAACAATTAAACCAATCCAGCCCAGAGCCCCTAAAATTTTTGAACCCCACGTTAACATGAAAGCCCCGAAACCTTTAACTGCTGCAGAGGCTCCTAGATAAGCTCCTTTGATTCTAACAGTGTTTTTCACTGCTTTAACTTCTGTTATATCACCGGCTGCTTGTAGAGCAGTGTAGGCTTTTTGCATATCACTAACAATACTAACAGCTACACCTTTGTATATGCCTTTTATAACAACACCATTTTTAGAGGCCCCCGTTTTTAGGGCGGCGTCCGTAGCTCTCATAAAGGTTGTAGAATCTCTAGGTCCCAGCTTCTCTCCTCTACCTACTTGTGCTAAGAGAGTGGATCCTTTACCTGTTGTGGACTTCTGTGCTTGTGCGGCTATGCGGGATGCTGTAGCTAAGTAGTCTTTCTGACTAAGGTTGGCGGCATCAATGGCTGCTTTTATCTTATTGTACTCTGCTTTTTGGACGTCTGCAGTAGCTTTAGTCTTAGCTGCAATGTCTACCATGTTAAAACCCATTGCTTTCAAAGGACCTGTTAGTAGTAATGCAAAAGAAGCGCCCGCGAGTAACGGTAAGTCAGTTAGTACTTTTGCTAAAGCTTCTGCTACAGGAATTAACATGCTCTGTATCTTCATCACAACTTCATCAAGAGCTACACTTAACTGTGCGAAAGAGTTTACACTGCCACCGCCTGTAAGGTCTAATATTTTACTATATTTTCTTTCGGACTGTTCTAGTACTTCATTAACTACTGCCTGGCTTCTTTCAAATGCCGTTAAGTCGTCAGCGCTTTTATTTATAGTCTTTCCGTAGTCTTCTGTAGCTTTTTTAAGTCGCAGAATAATACCTAATTCATCAAGTAATTCTGGTTCTGCTTTTGTAACACCTCGAATAAGGCGGTTAAAAGAGTCTGTAACATCTCTACCAAGAACGGCAGAAGCATCTTTAGCAGCTTTACCTAGACGTACAAGCTGGTCAGCATTAAGACCTGCTGCAGTACCGATAGCTGTGGCTTGGGCTGCATCCCTGAAGGCTACCTGAGCGCCCGTGGCTTCCATAATATCTTTAGTCATACTCTTCATCGCAATACCGGTACCAGCAGCATAAGCTAACTGACCCGCTTGCAAAGTTTTAAGATCGCCGGCTCTCTTGAAAAAACCAAAAGCAGCAGTAAGAGCAAACATCTGAGCAGCAAAAGCAGCATAAGCAGGAACTAGCACTCCGCCCATACCTTGAGACATTTTTGAGAATGCCTTGGTAGAGTTAGAGGTTGCGCCTGCAACACCTTTTTGCTTTCTGCTATAGTTATCAGCAGCTGCGCCAGCTTTTTTTGTATCGTTGGTTACTTTCTTTAAAGTACCCTTATCGTCGATTATTATACCAACTTTTACGTTATTTGCCATTAGCCTTTCACATTATGGGTGAAATTCTTTTCACCGCCGGAAGAAGATCTCTTTTCTTCTGCTTTTTGTCTCTTGTCTGCCTCTTGTGATCTATATTCTATTATCGTACTCTCATAGAGTTTCATAATATATAACATTGTTCTAGGTTCTTCTACCTCGTAGATTTTAAATAAGTACTCTATGTTGGACCAGTCTTTTCCGACGTAAGTCCCTGACATTCCTTCCCATCGGTCGGGTAAAAAGCCAGATATAAAAAATGCCACTTGAACCTCATACGGAAAATCCGATGGGTCTAGCGGCATCTTTTGTGGGTCGGGCTCTTCCCCTAATTGTTCGCAAATCAGTAAGTACTTATCAAGATCTATCTGATTAGAAGACTTTACATACTTCTCAAGTAGGGATTTTATCTCGCCTACTTGTTCCCAGTAAAATTTTCTAAAGCACTCACTGTTTCTGTAACCCAGGAGTCGAAATCAGTAGAGTTCTTCATAAGAAGCTCTGCGTTTTCTTGTGAGAAAGCTAGTGTATCTTGTGGGTCAAAAGCCGACACATCTACCAAAAGAAGCTCTTCTAGGTAACAATATTTAAAGCCTGACCAGTTCTTGATAACTGCTTTACAGTATTCTAATAAGAAAGTATCTTCGTCAAGAAGTTCTTCAGGCTGACGAGTCTTTTTACTAAACTTAGTAGTAACACACTTTTTACGTAATTTAACTAACTCTTCACGGGCTAGATAGCACAGATCAACTGTCATGCCTTCGAAGCCTGGGAAGTCTAATGTTACGGTCTTGCTAGGAGTCATAAGACTCGCTAATGAAACTGGGGTATCGCTCATGTTTTAATCCTTATTATTAAATTGTGGGAACAAAACAGGGGTGAAAAATCACCCCTGCTTCGATTTTCTATTTACATAGTATATTTCAAAAGACCAGAAAAGTCAAGAAATATTTTTAACTATGTTATAGTGCTACGCCTTTGTACTCAATAACTACTTCGTCGGTTCCGCCAATTGTAGAAGGGAGACCGTGGAAAGCAGTAGTCAATGAAATCACATCAGAAATATCATGTGCTGGAATCTCAAAGTGAGCAGTAGGGAATGTAAACTTAACTGCTGGGTTAGTAGAGCTTGCAGCGCCACCTACAGAAAGGTTTACAGCGAAAGAGTTAGTAACAACACTTGTCGCGCCTACTAGATCACTAAAGAAGTCTGCACTATCTCCGGCAGTAGCACCATTCAAGTAGCAGTCCAAAGAGCCGGAAACACTACGAGTACCAGTTACGTGGCCAAGAGGTGTATTTACACAACCTAAAGTTGAGGGCGTTAAGAAAGTAATATTGTTACTAATAGTAACACTACCGCCGGTCAATACTAAGTTATAAGTTCCGTCATTGTCTCCGTCCCCTGAGAAAGTAGTTGTATCGTCTGCAACAATGGTTACAGTGCTAAGACGGTTACGAATAAAGTTACTTGTAACAGAACAAGCAGTACCTTCGTTAATTACGTTAGCAAGAGCAACACCAATAGCGGTGTCGAGATCAGCTTGAGTAGCTTCTTCAATCAAAGAAGCAAAACCAGACCAATCAATAGTAGCAATACCATCAATATCAAAGTTCATAGTAGCTTCGTTTACACAGCCTTTAGTCATCTTGTAAATGGTAGGATTAGTAGTATCTGGAAACTCGAACCAGATAGTAGCTTCGCCAAGTACAGAAACATTCGACTCAGAAAAGTCAACAGTCTGCTCAGTAGCAGTAGGAACAGTCTGACCTGTAAAAGCACTAGATGCATAAGCAGCTGGACCGCCCATAAGCGCCCACAGTACTTCTTCCACTGCATGGTGATTGCCGGCGACTGTATCTGCTGCGCCAACACCAGAACCTGCTGATTTAAAAGGACGCGCATAAGTTGAGAAAGACCATTCAGCCGGAGCCAAAGAATCGTTGAACAGCTTACGACCACGAGTACTTGCGCCACTCATCTCGTTAAGAGTAACTTCTACGTTATTTGTAGATTGTGAAAAAGAAAAGCCGTCAAGTACAGGAATATCCCACATCTTACCTTCGTGTTGTACATATACTTTTACATCTCTGCTAAAATATAGTTGTGCCATAGTTTATCTCCTATGTATCTTGAAAAGACTAGGACGTGAACGTCTGTTCGTGCCTGTATTTTCTAGTATCGAACCTCGATTAGCATCTCTCCGACACCTAAAGGTTCAAGTACACCCTCGTCAGTATCTATACTAACGACAGTGATTTGTTGAGTGTAATTAGTTACACTATTTAAATCGACATAAGCCAGTCGTGAATTAGTTTCTATAACTGTCTCTACATCTTCTAATAGCTTGTCAAGTTCTAAAACGGAATCTTCTGCTTGTACATAACAACGAATTGTTATGGAAAGGTATCGATCCTTATGTCCTGCTCCTTGATAAACCCTTGTCTCAGACCCCGCGTTTAAGTGTACTGCTGGAAAATCTTCTACTTCATCCCAGAAAAGTAAACGCTTGGAAACGTTATTACTTAAGTCTACTCTGTAATCCCCTAGGCCATTGATACCTTTTAGAGCATTAACTAAGCCTGTTAGTATTTGCGATCTTCTTGTTGTATTGTCTCTTGCCGCCACTACATTCTCCTAGTATAAAATCTTCCGATAGCCAGCTCAGCTGCGATTTCTCGAATAGATCTATCAATTAATTTTCTTGGGTCCCTTTCCGGAGTTGCCCAAGGTGGGGCTCCTCCGCCCATTTCAAAGACCCCGTAGGGTTCTTTATCGTACGTATAGCCTATACTTGGAAACCCTTGAGGTGTTTGAGTTATGTCTGTGACTCGCACACTCTCTGAAAAACGCCCTGTACGGTTTTGTAGTGCGGGTAAATCCATATTCTTTCTTACTGTTTCAGG